ATGAAGATGCCCTTTCATCTGCCGGGGCGACGTCCGGCGGGCGTGGTTTCCGCGTCCGAGAAAAAGGCAGCGCCGGTGATACTTTCGGCGCTTTCGATGAGCGGGGAGGCGCGATGGACGGGGCGGTCCTATGCCGCGCTGTCGCGCGAGGGGTTCATGCGGAACCCGGTGGCGCACCGCGCGGTGCGGCTGATTGCCGAGGCGGCGGCNGCGATGCCCTGGCAGCTTTTCGATGAGGGGGCGCTGGTTTCCGACCATCCGCTGCTTGCCCTGTTGAAGCGGCCGAACGGGCGGATGAGCGGATCGGATTTCTTCGAGGCTCTGTTCGGGCATCTTCTGCTTTCCGGCAATGCCTATGTCGAGCCGATCCTGGTGGGCGAGACGCTGCGGGAGCTCTACCTGTTGCGGCCCGACCGAGTGCGGATCATCGAGGGGCGGGACGGGTGGCCGGAGGCCTATGAATACCGGATCGGCGCGCATGTGAGCCGGTTTGCGGCCGAGGGCGACGGGTTGACGGTGCTGCATATGCGACTGTTTCATCCGCTGGACGATCATTCGGGACTTTCGCCGCTGGCGGCGGCGCAGATGGCGCTGGACCTGCACAATGCGTCATCCGTGTGGAACAAGGCGCTGCTCGACAATTCAGCGCGGCCTTCCGGCGCGCTGGTCTATCAGCCGAAGGATGGCGGGAACCTGACCGAGGAGCAGTATGAACGGCTGAAGCAGGAGCTGGAGGAAGGCTATGCCGGGCCGATGCGCGCCGGCCGGCCGCTGCTGCTCGAAGGCGGACTTGACTGGAAGGCGATGGGACTGACGCCGCGCGATATGGATTTCACCGAGGCGCGCAATGGCGCGGCGCGGGATATCGCGCTCGCCATCGGCGTGCCGCCGATGATGCTCGGGATTCCCGGCGACAACACCTATTCCAACTACCAGGAGGCGAACCGCGCCTTCTACCGGCTGACGGTGCTGCCGCTGATTGCGCGCACGGCGGCGGCGCTGACGAGCTGGCTTGCGCCGGTCTACGGAGCGGGGCTGAAGCTGGAGGTCGATCTCGACCAGGTCTCCGCCCTTTCGGCGGAACGCGATGCGTTGTGGACCCGGGTGTCCGGCGCCGATTTTCTCTCCGACGAGGAGAAGCGCGAGGCTGTCGGCTACTGAAAATGACCGGCGAATTTCAAGGAGTGGATATGGGCGAGAACACCATGCTGGCCGATGAACTGAAATATGCCGATCTGTCGCTGACCGACCTTGCGGGCGACGGTTCATTCTCGGGCTATGCGAGCCTGTTCGGCGAGATCGACCTCGGCAAGGACATGATCGAGCGCGGGGCGTTTTCCCGCTCGCTGCAAAAGCGCGGCGCGGGCGGCGTGCGGATGCTGTTCCAGCATGATCCCTGCGAGCCGATCGGGACGTGGACGAAGATTCGCGAGGATGGGCGCGGGCTCTATGTCGAGGGCGTGCTTTCGGCCGATGTGGCCCGCGCCCGCGAGGTCCACGCGCTGATGAAGGCCGGCGGGCTCGACGGGCTTTCCATTGGCTTCCAGACTGTTAGGGCGCGTACGGATGCGAAATCCGGCGTGCGCCGGGTGCTGGAGGCGGATCTGTGGGAGATATCGATCGTCACCTTTCCGATGCTGCCGTCCGCGCGGATCGCGAATGTGAAGCAGGCGGGCGATATCTTTCCGACAATCAGAGAATTCGAGCGATGGCTGACGCGGGATGCCGGCCTCTCCCGAAAGGCGGCGCGCCGGTTTCTGGCCGGCGGCTATGACGCGCTTGTTGGCAGGCAGGATGCGGCCAATGGCGCAGACGGGGTGGACGACGACCGGCTTCTCGGCCTGCTTCGGCGGGCGAGCCGGATGATGACGCCCTGACAGCACTTGCGGTCGGTTGCCACAGGCGACGTCCGCATTCCCACGACAATTGCGAGAGGACAGGATTGTGACCATGTCTCAGATGAAGGTTGCGCCGGAGATCAAAAGCGCGCCGATCAACCAGGCTTTCGAAGACTTCATGTCGAGCTTCGAGGCCTTCAAGGAAGCCAATGACCGCCGGCTCGGCGAAATCGAAAGCAAGATGGGCGAGGACGCGGTGACCCGCGAGAAGGTCGACCGCATCAACCGCGCCATGGACGCCCAGTCGCGGCTGATCGACGAGATGCAGCTGAAGAAGGCGCGCCCTTCGCTCGGCCGTTCGAACGCTCTTGCGGCGAGCGAGCACAAGGCGGCGTTCGAGAACTATATCCGTCGCGGCGACGAGCAGGGGCTGCGGGCCCTTGAGGCCAAGGCGATTTCGACGACCGAAAGCGATGGCGGCTATCTGGTGCCGGATGAGACCGATACCGAAATCGGCCGGCGGCTGACGGCTGTTTCGCCAATCCGGCAACTGGCGACGGTGCGCCAGGTTTCGGGCGCGGTGCTGAAGAAGCCGTTCATCGCTTCGGGCTTCACCGCCGGTTGGGTGGGCGAGATCGCCGACCGTGACCAGACCGCGACGCCGGATATTTCCGAGCTTTCGTTCCCGACGATGGAGCTTTACGCGATGCCGGCGGCGAGCGCCTCGCTGCTGGATGATGCGGCGGTGGACGTCGAGAGCTGGATCGCCAGCGAGATCGATATCGCCTTCGCCGAACAGGAGAGTGCGGCCTTCATCAACGGCAATACGGCGACCATGCCGAAGGGTTTCCTGAGCTACACCAATGTGGCTGACAGCGCCTGGGAATGGGGCAAGATCGGCTATGTTGCGACGGGCGCGGATGGCGCGTTCAAGGCGGCGGATCCTTCCGACACGCTGATCGAGACGATCTATTCGCTGAAGGCGGCGCACCGTCAGAATGCCCATTTCGTGATGAACCGGAAGACGCAGGGCACGATCCGCAAGTTCAAGGATGATGACGGCAATTATCTGTGGCAGCCGCCGGCCGGGCTCGGCCAGTCGGCCTCGCTCATGGGCTTCCCGGTGACCGAGGCCGAGGACATGCCGGATATCGCGACCGACGAAACGGCGATTGCCTTTGGCGACTTTGCCGCGGGTTATCTGGTGGTCGATCGCACCGGGGTTCGGGTGCTGCGCGATCCCTATTCGGCCAAGCCCTATGTGCTGTTCTACACCACCAAGCGCGTTGGCGGCGGGGTGCAGAATTTCGAGGCGATCAAGCTGATCAAGTTCGGCGAGGCGTGAGGCTGGTAGCTTCTGACGGGTCTGTCGTCTGGCCTGGATCCTCGGGTCAAGCCCGAGGATGACCCGGAGGAAGACGGAGAGTTGAGACAGGACAGCCCCGGCGCTTGCGTCGGGGCTTTTTCGTTGCCGGAGGAAATTTGACGATGAGCTATGCCCTGATAACGCCGCCCGCGGAAGAGCCGGTGAGCCTCAGCGAGGCCAAGGCGTTTCTGCGCCTCGATGGCAGCGAGGAAGATGATTTGGTGGCCGCGCTGATCGTGGCCGCGCGGGAATATCTGGAAAGCGTCAGCGGTCTGGCGGTGGTGACCCAGAGCTGGCGACTTTACCGCGATGCATGGCCTGCCAGCGGCATGATTTCACTGGCGCATGGGCCGGTGCAGAGCGTCGATGCGGTGACGGCTTATGATGCCGATGGCGAGGCGACGGTTGTGGCGCTCGACGCTGGACGGCTTGATGGGCGGGCGCGGCCGGCCCGGTTCTATCTTCCCGGCATGGGCGGATGGCGGGCCGGGATCAACGGCATCGAGGTGGAGTTTACGTCGGGTTTCGGGACTGCAGCTGATGTGCCGGAGGTCGCGAGACAAGCGATCCTGCGGCATGTGGCGCACATGTTCGTGTTTCGCGGCGCGATCGGGCCCGATCAGCAGCCGGCTGGAACGCCCGACGGTTATGACCGGCTGATCGCGCCGCTCAAGGCATGGAGGCTTTGATGCGCACGTTTGATCCGGGGGCGTTTTCGGCCCGTCTCGATCTGATGGCACCCACATTCACGCCGGATGGGCAGGGCGGTGCGACGGAAAGCTGGTCCGAGGTCGCAAAGCTCTGGGCGCGGGTCGAGCCGGTCTCGATTGCCTTCGATGAGGAGGCCAATGGCGAGGTTGTTCGCCTGACCCATGAAATCTGGATGCGGATGCGGTCGGATCTGGCGCCGGGGATGCGGCTCACGCGCGGCGGGCGGGCGTTCAGGATCAATGGCTGGCGCGATCCCGACGAGACTGGGCGCTATCTGGTCTGCCGATGCGAGGAGATCGAGCCATGAGTTCACCCGAAAACGAGCTTCTAGCGGCGATCCATGCGGCGCTCTCCGGCGATGGCGAACTGACGGGGCTGATCGGCGCGGATGCGATCTTCGACCGGTTGCTGAGCCGGCCGCGACTGCCCGCCATCGTATTCGGAGAATGCGTCACCACCGATGTTTCAACGGTGGATGGCAAGCTTTTCGAGCATGCGCTGACGATCGAGATCTGGTCGGAGGCGCATGGGCGCAAGGCATTGCAGCAGATCGAGGCGCGGGTGAGGGCGCTGCTCGACGATCAGGCGCTGTCGCTCTCCGGTGCGACGCTCGTCAATCTTGCGCATCGTTCGACCAGGGTGAAGCGGGTGACGCGGACCGGCTATTTCCTCGCCGAAATGCGCTTTCGCGCGGCGACCGAACCGGCGTGAGCCGCTGATTTCCAGACAGATAACGGAGAGTTCCATGACTGCCCAGAAAGGCAAGGACCTGCTTTTGAAGCTGCATAATGGCAGCACCTATGAAACCGTCGCCGGCCTCAGGTCGCGGCGGCTGGCGTTCAACGCCGAGACAGTGGACATCACCGATTCCGAAAGCGCCGGTCGCTGGCGCGAGTTGCTTGGCGGCGCAGGTGTGCAACGGGCGTCGATGACGGCCTCCGGCATCTTCAAGGATCAGGCATCCGACGAGACGGTGCGCGCGGCGTTTTTCTCCGCCGCGCTGGTGGAGGCGCAGATCGTGATCCCGGGGTTCGGTATCGTTGCCGGGCCGTTCCAGATCTCCGCGCTCGAATATAACGGCCAGCACAATGGCGAGGTCCAGTTCGAGATTGCGCTGGAATCGGGCGGCGCCGTGAGCTTCGGAGCGGCGGTATGAGCCGCGGCGGCGGAAGGGCGAACCGCCATCGCGGCGAGGTGGAGGCGGTGTTCGATGGTGAGCGGCGGATTCTCTGCCTGACGCTCGGGGCGCTCGCGGAGCTGGAAACCGCGTTTGCTGCCGCCGGTCTGGCCGACCTCGGCAGCCGGCTTTCGTCGGGCGGGCTGAAGGCGCGCGATCTGATCGCGATCATCGGCGCCGGACTGCGCGGCGGTGGCAATGCGATCGATGACGAAGAGGTGGCCGCCATGGGTATGGAAGGCGGCGTCGCGGCCTATGCAAGCCTTGTCGGCGAACTCCTGACAGTGACGTTTACGGGAGGGGAGGCCTCGAAGGAGGCGGACCCTTCCTAGCCGCAGCGGCAGAGCCCCAACCTCCCGTCGCCGAACCGTTCCCCTGGCGGGCGGCGATCCATACCGGGCTCTGTACGCTGCGGCTTCCCCCGGCGACGTTCTGGGCGCTGTCGCCGATGGAGTTCGCGGCGATGGCGGGCGCGTTCGCGCCGGCCGAGGGCTATCCGACGCGGGCGGCCCTCGACGTTCTGATGACCCGCTTTCCCGACAGATGAGGACGTTTCATGGACATTGAAGAGACGAGTATCGACGGCGCTCGAGAGAGCGCCAGCGCGCTCTACGACGTGCTGCTCGATCTGGAAACGCAATCCGACCGGTTTGCGGGCGCGCTGACCACGGCGCTGAAGGATGCGACGCTTGGCGGCAAGGGGCTGCAGACGGTGCTGGGCGACCTCGGGCGTCGGCTGAACGATCTGGCGCTGAATGCGGCGCTGAAGCCACTGGAAGGCGTGATCTCGAGCCAGATCGGGTCGCTGACAGGCGGGCTGGTGGAGGCCGTGGCCCATGCCAAGGGCGGCGTGCCGGGCAGGATCACGCCGTTTGCCGCCGGCGGCATCGTTTCGACGCCGACCTATTTCGGAATGAATGGCGGCCTGGGGCTGATGGGCGAGGCCGGCAGCGAGGCGATCCTGCCGCTGAAGCGCGGGGCCGACGGCTCGCTCGGTGTTGCGGCCGGAAGCGGTGGCGGGGCGCGGATCGTCTTCAACGTCTCGACGCCGGATGCGGAGAGCTTCCGCAAGAGCGAGGGACAGGTCTCGGCGATGCTGGCGCGGGCGGTGCGCTCCGGCCAGCGCAATATCTGAGGAGGCCGCGATGAGCACGAGTTTTCATGAGGTGCGGTTTCCGCTGCGTTTGTCACTCTCGGTAAGCGGCGGGCCGGTGCGGCGCACCGATATCGTCAACCTCTCCAACGGCCACGAATCGCGCAATCAGCGATGGCGGGATTCNCGTCGATCGTACGACGCGGGCTCGGCAGTACGTTCGGTGGCCGATCTTTATGAGTTGATGGCGTTTTTTGAGGCGCGCGGCGGCCAGCTTTACGGGTTCCGGTTTCGCGATCCGGTCGATTTCAAATCCTGCGGGCCGCTTGCCGAGCCGGCAGCCGGCGATCAGTGGATTGCGACCGGGGACGGAACCAAGAAAAGCTTTCAATTGATCAAGACCTACGGCGACGGCGCGGCGTCCTGGACCCGGACGATCCAGAAGCCGGTGGCCGACAGCGTGAAGGTTTCGGTGGATGGCGTTGCCGCATCCGGATTTTCCGTCGATGCGGCGAGCGGGATTGTGACGTTTGCGGCTCCACCCGCGAACGGCGCCGCGATTTTCGCGGGCTATGAATTTGATGTGCCGGTGCGCTTCGATATCGATCGCATCGACATCAACATGAAGGCGTTCAATGCAGGGAGCGTGCCGTCGGTGCCGCTGGTGGAGGTGAAGCCATGAGGGACATTGAAGCGGGCCTTCTGGCCCACCTTTCCGAAGATGCGACCACGGTGTGTTCCTGCTGGCGGGTGGTGCTGAAGGATGGCACGGTCATGGGCTTTACCGAACATGATCACGATCTCCACTTCGCATCCACGACCTTTCTGGCGGCGAGCGGGTTTGCGGCGACGAACCTCGAGACGGAGGAGGGGCTTGCGGCCAGCACCAGCGAGGTGGCGGGCGGGTTCTCCAGCGCGGCGATAACCGAGGAAGCGCTGGCGGCCGGGCAGTATGACGGGGCGCGGGTGGAGGCCTATCTGGTCAATTGGCGCAACCCCTCCGAGCACCAGCGGATGTATGTGCACGAAATCGGCGAGGTGACCCGTGAGGGCGGCGGCTTTACGGCGGAGTTGCGGTCTGTGACGCACCGCCTGTCCCAGCCGCAGGGGCGCAGCTTCTCGCGCCGTTGTGATGCGGCGTTGGGAGACGGAAAATGCGGGTTTAACCTGGCCACGCCGGGGTTCACGGCGACCGGGACCGTTGTCGCGGTCGATAGCGATGCGCAACTGACGGTATCGGTCGGCGGAGAATTCGCCGCGGGTTTCTTTTCGTTTGGCGTTCTGTCGTTCGAGAGCGGGGCGCTTGCCGGCACGAAAGCGGATATCGAGACCAATCAGGGTGCGGGCGGGGCGATGCGGCTGGAGCTCTGGCTTCCGCTGGAGGCGGCGCCGGCGATCGGCGATACGGTGCGGCTGACGGCAGGTTGCGACAAGTCGTTTTCCACCTGCAAGGCGAAGTTCGGCAATCATCTCAATTTCCGGGGGTTCCCCCATATGCCGGGCGCGGACTTCGCCTATTCCTATGTGAATGGCGAGAGCGAGCATGACGGCCGGGCGCTCTACAAATGACGGTGCTTGGAGACTCGGCCGTGGCAGCGGCCGAAAAGTGGCTCGGGACGCCCTATCGCCACCAGGCAAGCGAATGCGGCCTTGGATGCGATTGCCTCGGGCTGGTACGCGGCGTCTGGCGGGAGCTCTATGGTTCGGCGCCTGAGCCGGCAACGCCCTATGCCGCTGATTGGGCGGAGCGTAGCAACGAGGAGCGGCTGCTTGACGCGGCGCTTCGCCATTGCGGACCGGCGGTCGCGATCGACGAGATGCAGCCGGGCGATATTCTTCTGTTTCGCTGGCGGGCGCAGTTTTCGGCCAAGCATGCCGGCATTCTGTGCGGTCCCGATCATTTCATTCATGCCTACGAACAGGCGGGCGTGATCCGCTCCGCCCTTGTTCCCGCATGGCGGCGCAAGGTCGCGGGCGTGTTCCGCTTTCCCGATCGAGATTGAGGTTTCAGCATGGCAACACTCGTGTTTCAGGCGGCCGGCGCCGTATTCGGAGGGCTGCTCGGCCCGTTTGGTGCGGTTGCCGGCCGGGCGCTCGGCGCGCTCGCCGGCAACGCGCTGGACGGCCTTATCTTTTCCGGCGGGCAAAAGGTAAAGGGTAGCCATCTTTCAAGCGCGCGTATTGGCGGCGCGGAGGAAGGTGCTGCGATACCCAGGGTTTACGGCACCTCGCGCATCGGCGGAACGCTGATCTGGGCAACGCGGTTCGAAGAGGAAGTCACCGAGGAGCGCACCGGCGGCAAGGCCGCAGGATCGACGGTCGAGAGCTTCGCCTATTTCGGGAACTTTGCCTATGGCCTCTGCGAGGGGCCGGTGGCGGCGATCCGGCGCGTGTGGGCGGACGGTCGTGAACTCGATCTCGCCAATATCGAAATGCGGTTTTACCCCGGCTCGGATAGCCAGTTGCCCGATCCGCTGATCGAGGCCAAGCAGGGGGCCGGCAATGCCCCGGCCTATCGGGGGCTTTGCTATGTCGTGTTCGAGCGCCTGCCGCTGGACACGTTCGGCAACCGGATACCGGTGATCCAGTTCGAGGTGCTGAAACCGNCNGGTTCGCTGGAAAGCCAGATCCGGGCGCTCGCGATCATTCCGGGGGCGACGGAGCATGGGCTTTGCCCGTTTCCCGTGACCGAGGCGCTGGGTAGCGGCCAGCAGCGGATCATGAACCGAAACACGTTGACGCGCGCGACCGACTGGGAAGCCTCGATCGACGAATTGATGGCGCTGTGCCCCAATCTGGAGCGGGTGGCGCTGGTGGTGGCGTGGTTCGGCTCTGACCTGAGGGCAGGGGAATGCCGGATCGAGCCGGGCGTGGAAACGCCATTCCGCAAGGAAGAGAGCACGCCCTGGCGGGTCTCGGGCATTGCCCGCGGCCAGGCGCATATCGTCTCCACGCATGATGGCGGTCCGGCCTATGGCGGCACGCCCAATGATGAAGGGCTGATCGCGGCGATCGCCGATCTGAAGGCGCGCGGCATCGAGGTCTATCTATATCCGTTTTTGATGATGGATGTGCCGGCGAGCAACGGTCTGCCCGACCCGCATGGCGGATCCGAGCAGCCGCGCTACCCCTGGCGCGGGCGGATAAGCTGCCATCCCGCACCGGGCCGCCCCGGCACCACCGACCGCAGCGCCTCGGCCCGAAGCCAGGTGGAGGCGTTTCTGGGGACGGCGGAAAACCATCAGTTCAACACCTTCGGCGGCGGGGTGAATTTTACCGGCGATGACAAGGGCTATCGCCGGTTCATTCTGCACTACGCGCATCTGGCACGGGCCGCGGGGGGCGTGGACGGGTTCATTATCGGCTCCGAGATGAGGGGACTGACCTCCGTGCGTGACGGGAGCGATGCCTTCCCCTTCGTGGAAGGGCTGATCGCACTTGCGGCCGATGTGCGCTCTGTCCTGGGGCTTGGCGCGCGGGTGACTTATGCCGCCGACTGGAGCGAATATTTCGGCTATCATCCCGCAGATGGCAGCGGCGATGTCTATTTCAATCTCGATCCCCTTTGGGCGAACCACAATATCGCGGCGGTCAGCATCGATAATTATATGCCGATTTCGGACTGGCGCGACAGCGATCTGGGTGCCGAAAACCCGGATGGCTTCAAGGTCGCGAACGATCCGGATGGCTTTTGGGGACAGGTTGCCGGTGGTGAGGGCTATGATTGGTACTATGCCAGCGATGCGGATCGGGCGGCGCGTATTCGTACGCCGATCACCGACGGTTTAGCCGGCAAACCCTGGGTCTATCGCTACAAGGACATCCAGAACTGGTGGGCGAACCCGCATTATAACCGCGTCGGCGGGGCGGAATCGCCGACGCCGACGGCCTGGGTTCCGATGTCGAAGCCGATCTGGTTTTCCGAACTCGGCTGTGCGGCTGTCGACAAGGGTGCCGGCCAGCCGAATGTGTTCGCCGATCCGAAATCGGCGGAATCGGCGTTTCCGTATTTTTCGAGTGGACAACGGTCGGATGCCGAGCAACGCCGGTTTCTGGAGACGCAGCTTTCCCGGTTCGAAACCGTGGAGACGCCCGTCGATTACGGGCATATTTTTCTCTGGTGCTGGGATATCAGGCCTTATCCCGCCTTCCCGCAAAATTCCGATCTGTGGACCGACGGCGCCAACTGGACGACCGGCCATTGGCTGAACGGACGGCTTGGGGCGACGACGCTTGCCGACACGGTGCGCGCGCTTTTGGCCGACCACGGTTTCCACGAGTGCGACGTGCGGCTTTTGAACGGTGACCTGACGGGCTATCAGCAGGCCGATATCGACAGCGCCCGAAATCTGCTGGAGCCGCTACTTTCGCTGTATTCCGCCGATACGATCGAGCGTGATGGCGTGCTGCAGTTCCGCTCCCGGCTCAAGGCGAGCCTGCCGCCTGCGACGATCGACGTAACGGCGGAGCGCGAGGACGCCGGCCGCTTCAGGGAAACACGCAGCCATGAGAGCGATCTCGCCGGCGAGGCGGTGGTTTCCTATTTCGACCCTTTCACCGATTATGAGCAGGCGAATGTGCGTTCCAGCCGCGTTGTCGCGGTCAATGANCGGGTGTTGCGCTATGCGCTGCCCACGGTTCTGCCGGAAACCACNGCGCTGGCGCTNGCGGGCGACATGCTGCGGGAGAACCGGATTGCGGTGCGCACGCTCTCGATCGATCTGTCTCCTCAGCAGCGTGGCTTGGAAGTGGGCGATGTCGTGCGTGTCAGTGACGGGCCGGCTGGTCGATTCATGGTCACGCGCGCCGAGCTTGGCGAGACCCTGAAGCTTGAGGCGCGCTCCTTTGCGCCGCTCGCGGGCGCGCGGTTCCTGCCGGTGGACCGGGGGCGGGTTCACGAGGATGCGTCCGGCGGATTTGCCCCACGCGTGATCTTTCTGGATCTCGCCCGCGACGGCGGCGGCGCGGCGGAGAGCTTTGCTCGTATAGCGGCGTATGCGAGGCCATGGCGTCGCATTTTCGTATCCTCGTCCGCCACTTCGGAAGGGTATGGAGCCAATGTTGTGGTGGAGCGGCCGGCAGGAACCGCGCGCCTGGCCGAGGCGCTGTCGCCTGGCGTGAGCGGGCGGTTTGACTTCTCCGAGGATCTGGTCATCGACCTCGATTTTGGCGGCCTTTCCTCGGCTTCGAAAGACGCTGTGTTGAGCGGCGCCAACCGGATCGCGGTTCGGGCCGAAAACGGCGTTTTCGAGATTATCGGTTTCCTCAACGCCTTCGAGATAGCCGCGGGGCGCTGGCGGCTCACTGGTCTGCTGCGGGGGCTGCACGGGACCGAAGATGCCATGATGGCCGGCGCCTTGGCCGGCAATGACGCGGTTGTTCTGGGCGATGCGGTGATCCCTGTCGGCCTGAGCGCCCGTCATATCGGTCTTGCGCGCAATTATGTGATCGAGGCGGCCTATGGGCAGCAGGATTCGAAGGGGCCTTACGTCTTCGCCGGCGGTTTGCGGGCGGAGACGCCGCTTGCGCCGGTTCATCTGCGCGCGCGGCGGCTGACCTCCGGGGACATTCATTTCAGCTGGATCAGACGGTCACGGCTCGACGCGGATGACTGGGCGGCGGCCGAGATACCGCTCGACGAGGATGTCGAGCGCTACCGGCTCGAGGTGTTCGACGGTGCGACAATGGTACGGCGTATCGAGATGGGCGTTCCGGAATTCCTGTATGCGGCGAGCGACCAAGCGGACGACTTCGGGACGCTGGCCGGCGCGATGACGGTCAGGCTTTGCCAGCTCGGCCGCAAGGTGCCGCTCGGCATTCCGCTGACAGAAGAAATAACCCTTCCCAACTGACAGAAAGGAAAATGCTATGGATGTGAAGAAATGGTATCTCTCCAAGACCGTTTGGGGCGCTTTGCTGGCGGTCGCCGCGCCGCTGCTACAGCTTGGCGGAATCTATATCGATGACGGTACGCAGAGCGAACTGGCGGCTTCGATCACCACGATCGCCGGGGCGGCAGGCGGGCTGCTCGCGCTGTTCGGGCGGATTTCGGCGAAGTCGTCCCTGAGCCGTTAGCTCGAAATCGTTACCACCACGAAGACTGGTCGGGGCCTTGGGCTCCGGCCAGGACACCATTTTCGAATTTGCTGAAATTAAGATTGCAAGCGTTTCGACGGGGCTATTCATTTGGAGTTCAGCCACGTATCTTTATAAGAACTTGCGAATGGTGCGCAGGATGGCGAAGAAGAAGATTTGATGTCGTTGAAACCTATATATATTCTGGTGCTGACCGGCATGTTGCTGGGCGGAAACAGTGGAGCGGCCGGTGCAGCCAGTTGTGCCAACGCGGCACGCCAGGTCGCGGCCAGCACGGGCGGCGATCTGCTTTCCGCTCTGCCCGCGCCGGACGATCCGAATATGTGCCTGGTAACGGTGATCGTTCCGGCCAGCGACGGCACACCGCCGCGCAAGATCACCCGCCGCGTTCCGGCAAGCTGA